GATGTTACTGACCTTAGGCGCGATGCCAAATACTACGCTGACAAGTGGAATGCTGCCGAGAAGGAATCCTCTAACGCATCTCAAAATCCACACAAGCAAGGTGTGGCGGAAGATAGCACAGCACACGATTGCAAACATTGTAATGGCAAAGGTTATCATACTGTTACAAAGAAAGATGGCACAAAAGTTGCTACAAATTGTCCACAATGTAAAGGCAAAGGTTATATTGTTACTAAAGGTGTGGCGGAAGGTGCGGAAAACAATGGAATTAGTTTCAAGGTACAAAAAGGTAAAAACAAATTTGCAACTACTTTAAGTGTTGGTGTCAACCCAGTAGGAGTATACCAATATGATGCTGATACAGGTCGTAGTGTGGCCGAGGTTTATCCAGAATTCAAAGGCAAAGGATTAGGTAAATTATTAGTTTTACATGCTATCTATACCGCGGCCAAATTGGGATTAGATTTCCAAGAAGATGAATCAAGAACTTCAGAGTATGATAATGTATTAGATAGTTTGAGTAGCAACGGTTATATTGTAGATGACGATGGTTATTGGTATGTTACCGGCGAAGGTGAACAATATCTACAACACTCATTAAAGCAAGGTGTGGCGGAAAGCGACCTAGACAGATTTAAAAAGTATATTAGGCCCGTAGTAAAGACTACGCCCAAGATTGAAAAAACTACAAATCCTGCAGGAAGAACAACTGACCATGTTGAATGGATAGTGACCAGTGATACTGGTGAAAAGAGAAGATTTGATCGTAAAAAGGAAGCGCAAGAGTTTTATGATTTATGTACCAAGCAAGGTGTAGCGGAGGACATGTCTCAAAGAGATCCGGTTATCAGAACAGTGGCAGACTTTTATATCAATGATGTTGGATCAGTACACAAAGAACCACCGGAAGATTATGTAGCACAAGCTAAAGACTTGTTGAGCAAAGTAGAAGACAAGTCCACTAAAGCCAAGATACTAGATATCTTTAAACAGGCTAAAAAGAATCCCTACATACAAGGTGGTGTCATCACCGCGGTAGGAGCTGTGCTAGCAGGTGGAGTACTGGGATCAGCACAGAAGTTTGGACTAAGTCCCACACAGACTAACATGGCATTACAAGCCATACTCAACACCGTGATACCTACTATGGTCAGCAGGGTCAACGGTAGAGATTGGAATGAGACATTGAAGTATACACTAGCTAGTTTAGGTGTAGGTGTAGGATCAGCAGGCATCATGGAAGGTAAGAGACAAAATGCCAAATAAACAATACAATTGGAAAAGAGATAAACTAGATACCAGAGATCACATATACAAGATGGCTCCTCTGTTGATACAACCTCCTAGCATGGATTTCCGTTCATATTGCAGTCCGATAGATGATCAAGGAGACAGTGGTTCTTGTACAGGTCATGCATTAGCTGGCGCCATCAATCTGATAGATAACAAGAAGTATCAGAAGATATTCAGGGTCAGTAGATTGTTTATCTACTACCAAGAGAGGGTGATAGAAGGTACTGTGTCGTCTGATGATGGTGCATATCTCAGAGACGGCATCAAAGCATGCTACACATATGGCGCACCATTAGAAGGTTATTGGCCCTTCGATCTCACTAAGATAACAGTCAAGCCTTCTAAACAAGCATATGATGATGCAGTGAAGAGGAAAGTCACAAGTTATAGCCGCTGTAGCAATGCGACTACTATCAAAAATTCAATAGCTACAGGCAATCCAGTAGTCATAGGATTCGATGTATATGAGAGTTTCGAATCAGATGCAGTAGCAAGGACGGGGATGATGCCATATCCCGACAAGCGCAGAGAAACATATCTAGGTGGTCACGCTGTATGTGTGGTGGGATACCGTGATAGCGATTCTAGATTGATATGTAGAAATTCTTGGGGATCAGGCTGGGGAGATCGTGGTTATTTCTATATGCCCTACGCTGTAGTCAATGACCCATCTATGTCATCAGATTTCTGGTCTATATCCTCTATGACTATACAGAGGTGAACATGATCACTATAACAGAAAACGCACAGAAGAAGATAACAGATATAATCACAGAAGAAAACAATCCTAACCTGCGCCTCAGGATGTTCGTGCAGGGCGGGGGATGTAGTGGATTCCAGTATGGTTTCACGTTAGATGAAGCGAAAAACGATGATGACTTCGAGATCCCTATGGGTGCGTCAAGTGTCCTGGTAGACTCGATGAGCATACAATACGTGCAGGGTTCTACGATAGACTATATCGAGGACCTGTCTGGCGCCAACTTCAGCATCACTAATCCCCATGCTACCACGACCTGCGGGTGCGGTAGTTCGTTTAGTGTATAGATAAATACACTATAGGACGGAAATCATGGCGATATCAGGAAAAGAGAACATCGTAGTCGGAGTAGAGAACCAAGCTACAGGTAGCGATAGCCTGTACGTAGCCTTCAACAAGACACAGAACAACTTCACTACGTTGTTCGATGAGGCCAGCCCGTATACAGAATTCACCGCAGGCAACGGAATCAACACTGTACAATCTGGAAACACGGTGACCATCACTAACACTGGGGTATTGAACATCGTCCCAGGAACAGGTGTCACAGTATTGAACACAGACGGTACCGTAGAGATATCAGCTACTAGTGGTGGCGGTGGTGGAGTCACGTTCGTAGGTATCAACTCGACAACATTAGACGTATCTGACTCACCTATCATCAGTGATGGTTATATAGGTATCGAACTAGCACCCATCCCAGTCAGCGCAAATTTCATCGCCGGGGAATATATAGCACCTACATTATCAGTAGATGAGTTCGGACGCATCAATGCCATCGCTAATACTACATCAGTGGGTACGGTCACTAGCGTAGCAGTAGCAGCGAATGGTTCAGGATTGGCAGTGACGGGAAGTCCGATCACTGACAATGGACTCATAGAGATAACGAACACCGGTGTGACTAGACTGAATGCAGGTTCTGGTATACGTTTGAGCGGTAGCACAGGTGACATAACGATCACTGGTGTGCCCATCACTTCCGGTACAGTCACTAGGGTGGATATCACTAGCAATAACTTGACTGTGCTCAATGCTCCTATCACGGCTAGCGGTACGATCACTATCGATATCCCAGATGATATCACGTTGGTGGGCAATCTAGTAGCAGAAAAGATACAGAGCAATACCACAGCCAACATAACAGGTAATGTCAATGCAGGAAATCTAAAGACTACTGGATTGTTGTCAGTGACTGGTAATGCTAACATAGGCAATATCGGCACAGCAGGATTGATCGTAGCCACAGGCAATGTCACAGGTGGCAACTTGATCACAGCTGGATTAGTATCAGCGACAGGTAACATCACTGGTGGTAACTTGATCACAGGTGGCTTAGTGTCAGTCACCGGCAATATCACTGGTGGCAATATCAAGAGCAATGCAGCAGCCAACATCGTAGGCAATCTAACTGCTGGCAACATCATCTCTGGTGGTGATGCTAATATCACAGGTAATGTCACAGTAGGTAATCTACTAGCTAACCTCGATGCTGTAGTGACAGCTAACTTGACAGCCAATCTATTATTGGCTAACTATTTCATGATCCAGGGTGTGAGTACCGGTATCACAGCGAACGGTAACACACTATCTAACGCTACTCCATTGACTCAGCATGTCAATGTAGTATCTACCGCGGTCACTGATGCCGATGGTGTGCAGTTACCTACTACACTGGCTGGACTAAGTGTCAAGGTCGTCAACATATCGGCTAATTCAGTCAACGTTTTCCCAGTAGCCAATTCTTCAATCGATAGCTTATCCGCTAATGGAGCCTATGTATTGACCTCGAACTCTAGGGTCACGTTCGAGGCTGTGAGTAGTACTAAATGGTACACGTTCGGATAACAATAAAAAAGCCCCTTACGGGGCTTTTGTTATTTCACTTTCGCTAATGAGTGCTCGGTGAATTTAGTCTTGCACATCGATACGATATCGTTGTAGGGCCATTCGAGATAGAAGGGACATCCATTCTTCCATTTCGAATTCTTCAGGAAGTAACTCAACTCCTTGATATCTTCACTAGCGGCAGGATTGAATCTGCGGCGTTGTGACAGGCCCGTGAGACGGGTATAGCAATCGTGTGTAGTCTCTGGGACGCGGACCACCTCTAGTGGTTCCAGCGTCCTCCTAGTCATGACCGAATTAGGCCACATCAGACTTAGCACCCACAGCCTTCTTAGCACGGGCCTTGATATTGTCGAGGCTAGGCTTAGCTTTAGTACCCTTGACCTTGACAGCACCCTTGCTAGCTTCCTTAGTACGATCAGCAATCGCATCGGAGATCAGGGCCTGATCTTCGGCAGACTTGAACTGCTCGAGGGTAGCGATATGCTGGAGAGCCTCGACCTTAGTCATCTCTTTAGGCAACTCTAACAGATCGATGCGGGTAGCACCACCTTTGCTGAATTGTTTCACGCGACGGGTGAGGTCGTCAGTGAAACGGACTTTGCTATTACCATTATGGGTAGTGATACCGGCTACTTTGAAAGTTTGCTTTGACATTTTTGATTCCTCAAAATAATTAAACAACGATTAGAAAGATACTACAACACAATGATAACACAAGTAGCCATTAATGTCAACCACTTGTGTTACCAAAATCAAGATTATTTGACCAATACGTAGGGTTGGTTCCACTTGCCGATGTTGACATCCACGTACCAGCCCACATCGAAGTAGTCAGATTGGATATCTGAACGGTCATGATTACCTTCGTTCATAGCAGCCAAGACCTCAGCCAAGAAATCACGGGCCTCGCCATCGTAGTGTTCCTTGAACCAGTACGGGTTGACATCGCTATAGCCCTGGGTGTTAGGCTTGAAGCCACGCGACACTTGGTAGTGATCATTACCACAGACACGGTTGCTGTTACCGATGAAGTCGATCACTCCCGACTTGATGGTCAGACAGAGGGCCATGTGATTACGGACACGCAGCGTACCCTTGACATTGTACTTGGCGCAGATGGCCTTGACTTTAGGGGCGATTTTCGCTTTGCGTTCTTGGTTCATGTAAGCCATTTGTTTCTCCGTTCTCTCAGTGTATAGTGCTATTATAAACCCAAATCGATTTATTGTCAACCGAAATTTACAGCGTCTGAGCCTTCCGGGCAAGAGTACGAATTTGACTGATGCTCAGATTATCCAAAGTGCTAGTGAAATATATACGGATATCATCCTCGATCTTTTGAATTTTTTGGATATCTGTCATACCAAGTTCTTTTGCGATAAGTGCTTGATAATGTGTCATTTTCTGTTTCCGTTCTCTCAGTGTATAGTGCTATTATATACCCAAACCGATTATTTGTCAACCTTACATAGACCAGTAGGTTTCCGAAGCAGGGTTGCAGCACCACGGAGTGTCAGCATCGATCTCCACGTCCTCACCCGTCATGAGGTTCTTGACGACCTTGGTCTGGGGCTTAGATGCCTGATAAAAGTAGGTACTGTAGCTGCGGATCTTGCTGGAGCGATTGGTGTGACTCTCGCGGAACTTGATCTCATATCCACGGGCTTTCAGAGCCTGCATGAGGGTACCCAGATCACAGTCCTCTTCCAGGAACGCCTGACCATTGCGTTCATAGCTATAGCTGGTGATCTTGTCGGCGATTCCCAGTTTGACCAGCCGGGCTTTGGGGAAACGCGCCCATGCATGACCCGGATCAGCGAAAACTTGCAGAGTGATTTTTTTCATGGTTAGCTCCTGTTGTTTGACTGTATGATGCTATTATATACCCAAACCGATTATTTGTCAACCTTCTGGCCTGACAGTACTTTAGAGCAATTGGTCGCGATCTGGAAACCCTGCATGAAGGCCCTGCGTTCGCGGTCTGTCATGCGTTCGGTCGCTTTGATCAGGTGATTTTTCAACTGTTCCAGATACTGTTTGCGGGTCATCGATATCTCCTGAAATTCGACTGTATGATGCTATTATATACCCAAACCCATTTATTGTCAACCTCAGGCCTACTCTGCGTCCAGTTCCTTGACCAGTCTACGGAACATAGACATGAACTGCTCGATCTCGCGTGAGTCCAGGGGCTTTTTCTCTACGCAGAAACTCTCGACCTTTTTGATGCGGTCGCTGGCGTCTAGGCAGGCTTTCATGGTATCGAACTGCGCGGCTTGCTGCACACCCATGCTAGTGACTAGTATCAGTACGAAAACGGAACTCATTATTTGCTCACCTTGATAGTAGTGTTCACTGCTCCGACCAACAATATGACCGCACACCAAGTGTCTAGGTTATAGGGAATAGCAAGTGATGGGAACAATGTATTCATCGACCAGATCGTCAACAGTGGGGTCACCACGATATACAACAGGATCCACAACACCACCAACATACTAACACCGAAAAATCTCATAATGATATCCTTATAGTCCAAATACGATCATACAACAGATGAATCCTGCTAGAAAAATCATAGCGTACCCCACAGCCTGATCACCCGTCATCATTCTGCGACTTCCAGCATGTTAGCAGGCACACGCCACTTCATAGCCGCCGTGCCCTGCTCATACACAATAACGAATTTGCGGTTGACCTTTTCCACAGTACCTACGATACACTTACCTGAGCGTCTAGACACGAATTTAACCTTAGTGCCGCGTACCAGACTAGCCTTGTTTTTCTTGGCCAATTGACCTCGGGCGAATTTCACGGCCATGAAGATGCTATCTAGTTGGTCATTACTGAACTCGCCGGAGATGATGGTAGAATTGATCTGCTGGATAGTGACTTGGCTCATAGTTAGCTCCTAGTTGTTTACTGTATGATGCTATTATATACCCGATAGGGTATATAATAATTATATACCCGAATCCATTTATTGTCAAGCCATTTTTTCGACTTTGAAAGCCTTGAGGGATCCGGTGTCTGCGGGAATGGAGATATCGCTAGAGAACTTTTCACCGAAAACCACAAGATTCAGCCAAGCAATCGAATGATTGGGTTTGGCAGTCGGAGCGATTGTGATACTTTTTACTGTAGCGGCCCGAGTACCTGCGGCTGAGGTGTAGCGAATCTTGTCACCTGATTTGATTGCTAGTTCCATTTTCGACTCCCGTTGTTTGACTGTATGATGCTATTATATACCCAAGCCCATTTATTGTCAACCTTCTTTCCACTCGTCCATGACTAGCCTTAGTATGAGCAGGTCTCTCTCATCACGGAAACTAAAAAAGTATGGTCTAGCTCTGGTGAAACGATTGACCTTGGTGCTATACCATCCTTGCCATCTGGTATCTATATCGTAATAGGCTTCACCATGTTTCAGTGGTAGGTATTCGGCCAACGCCCTGCGATAAGGTATGCTCTCTGCGACAGAGGGAAAGCGCATCGCTACTACGTGATTGTATTCCCTATAGACATTATACCTACGGTCTAATTTGATTATCTTCATCTAACTCTTTTCAGATACAAGAACAAGTGTTTCTTACTTTTCGGTTCCCAGAATTTTCCATCTGTGCCACAGTTCATACTATCGCTTTTCCCCAGCCTGGCTACATTGCAGGATTTGTATTGGGCAGGGACACGTGTCTGTCCCACGACAGGATCATCTTTGATATGTGCGGGTTCGTATGTCAGTTCGCATCTACCACGATATTGATATGTAGAGAACAACAGATCCATCAATGTTACCTTGCGATGTTTGCAATCGATACAATACACTTTCTCTTCCATGCTGATTCCTTTTCAGTCCAACAGGCTTATGAAGCCCATTATTAAAAATGCTATGCCGACACCAGCGAGACAATCAACGACACCGCGCCAGCCGTTGCATAGATAACTTATGGTCAATGCTACACCTACTATTGTTAAGAATGTCTGCATTCTACAGCATAATGGGTTATTTGTCAAGTCCAAAATGTTTCAGGATTTTCTGCTTATCTGTCTTGGACTTACAGAGCCTGACACACTCTTGAATAGCGAATTCTGTGACCTTGTCTAGATCCTTAGCGAATTTCTCCGTGTCGAGATTGACAACGATCCTTCCCTGTTTGTCTGTGTGGACATGAACCTCTATAGGAGGCATGTCATCGATGATCGGTAGCTGCATTATTTCACCTTTAGTAAACTTCTGTAGACAGTTTAGCACAGGCTGTCTTATTTGTCAAGCCTCAGAGGGCTTTTACTTTGACGAATCGGGTAGTCCGTTTCTTGTCGTGGTCGATGATAGAGATATTGGGAACAAGGTCATCGATCAATAAGCAATCATCCATCTCATGATAGTTGACCCAATTGATGAACGCTCCCATTTTACCGCGGATAGAGACAAAATCGCTCAATTGTTTCCATGACATACCAGTGACATTTTCATCGGCTTCGGCCATCTCTTGCACGGACAGTACATTCAACACGATACCATCTAGTGCTTTCTCTAACCACTGTCTGTGCCTCTTCTCGAAATCCAGCTTATCTTCTTCTTTCCATATCGCAAAACTGAATATGGTAAAGTATGTAGAATCTTGCTGTGCGAGGAATTCCCTGACACGGGATGCATTCACTAGCATACCGTTATGCCAGTTATCGATAACGGTTTCTTCTAGACCAATGAATACTTTGAAACGTTCCATGCTATGCTCTTACGTCTACGTGGTCGCCTTTTCCTGCTTCTTTGGTACCAGCCTCCTTGACGTGCTCCAGATGCTGTCGTATCTGTTCGGCTTCTTGCCTTTTCAGGTCGATATCTTTGGTGATCATCATGTACCTGAATTCTTCTACCATCCTAGTGATGTTGTTGCTGACACGGTTCATAGTATAGCCCCGAATTGGTAACGATGTAACATTGTACATCTATTACTATTTATTGTCAATGTAAAAAGCCCCGTTTCCGGGGCTTTTGTCAGGCATAAAGTTCTCTATGCCGCTGCACTGCTTTCATTCTCGCTACCCATAATCTTACAATCACTTCATCTGATAATTCTATCTCGTCCATCTCATCAGGATCTACTACTCTGGGATCCGGATAACCTGTCTGAAAATCTAAATCATCACTAGTTATGTAATATTCTTTATTGGTAGTAGCCTGATGTTCGCATTCGATTGAATGATTACTTAGCAGCTTTCTTTTCGTCCTTGGCAGGAGCCTTAGCGTCACTTTTGGTATCGGCTTTTTTAGCTTCTGCTTTGGGTGCATCAGCCTTCTTGGCTTCTGCTTTGGGTGCATCAGCCTTCTTGGCTTCTGCTTTAGGAGCGTCAGCGGCGAAAGCGGTTACTGCGAAAAGTGCTACGATGGTTGCGATTACTGATTTCATGTTATTTCCTTTTTAAGTTGCACAAACAAAAATTTGCTTGTGTTATATAATAACGCATCAGTACTTATGTCGTTGACACATAGCCAAAAAAAATGAGCACCGAAGTGCCCATTTTCTGTAATCTCAACGATTACTTCTTATTGTTCTGACCTTGATTGACGAAACCATACAACTTCTCAGCCGTCTCCATGATCTTGTCTAGACCTGGAAACTCTGGCATACCTACTTGAGTAACGATTTGTCCAGTCTTCTCGTCACGCTGGCTAGTCATCTCCCAGCCTTGCCACTTATATGTGAACTCTTGTGCCAATACATCTTTGGCCATAGCTAGGATATCAGCGCGGATCTCGTAGCCATTCTTATTGAATTTAACTTCTGGTAGTTTTGGTGTTTCGAAATTTGACATAATTTTCTCCTTTAGTGTGTGTATGTCGAACTGCTATTATGTACTACTATATTACAAGAGTCAAGGCTTTTTGGCTGAATCTGCCCAAGCATCTAGCCCAGCGCGAGTCCAGTTGATAGCCAATGGATTCAGTATCTTCTCGATCCTAGTCTCCAATAACTCTTTTGTTGCGACCACAGCCACTGTAGTGAATGTGGTCAATGCTACATGGGCGAATGCTGTCTGTGTATCTACATATTTGGTCCATATGTCCTTCAATGTAGGATTGGTGATATGCTGCTGTATCACCTGCTTCTTAGCATTCTGTATCGTGTCTATCATCATTGCTGGTATATTGATCATTTTCTGGTTCCGTAGTAGCGTTCCATCCTATACTTCTTGCATGCCTGTATACCTTCGATGATTCCCCAAAAAAACTTAGCTAGTGTGTCTCTCATTATAGTTTCCCTTTATTTAATTTGTATTGGTACTGTAACGCAAGGTACTCAACGTCATGCACATTTTTTGGGTCGCGGCTGGCTATGTAGGATTCCATGATGGAACCATATCTGTTTCTAGTCAACCAATGCTTGTAGTATGTCTTAGACAGGCGCATCATATATGCACCCAATTTGAGGGCAATTTTCTTCAACTGACGCATGTGTATCTCCGTGTAGTGTGTGTATTCGGGTTTTTCGCAGGACCCGCAACTGCTATATTATTTAGTGCCTCTGAGGGCGAGTAATATATTACTTCTTCTTTTCAGCCTTTTTATCAGCTTTCTTGTCTGACTTCTTTGCATCCTTGCTGTGGTCTTTCTTCTTGGCTAATTTCATCTCGGTCTTTTTCTCGTCTTTTTTCGCTTCTTCTGCGTAAGAGACTGAGATCATTCCTAATGAGATAGCTAGTGCTAGTAATAGTTTCATTTTGAAACTCCTTTCTTTGGGTCCTGCATATGTATTTATTTTCTTCTGCTCTTAATCGTTCTCATATAGTCGAATATATTACCATAGAGGCTGATCATCACGGCTACTTTGCTGTCATATATCTTTACGAACGGTTCCCTGGGCTTCTTTTCTGCATGGAACCCTATATAGTAAGGAGACTTGAGTTTGTTATCCATCTCTAATAGTAACGTGGGCCAAGATACTTCTCTGGGCACAGGTTTAGGGAATGGATAATCGTAGGACTGTATCTCTGCTTTCTCGAAAGCCCTTTGTCCCACAGGAGTGAGCCTCAACCCACCGGATCTGCGGATGTTCACCCACCATGTCCCGAGTGCTTCTTCTTTGGTGATCTGTGACTCTGGCAGCTGCTTCAATACTGCCTCGGTGATGACCTCTTTGAGGCTAGGTCTGCTCATCCGGATAGACGCAGGTACCGTTATTCATAAACACTACGCTGAATTTATCGGTCTTGAACTGCTTGTTTAGCTTGCGGCATAGATTACGTGCGTGACCTGGATTGCTGAAGCTGGTCTTCTTATACTTAGGTACTGCTTCGCTATCTAAGTAATGTTGGCTTTTTAGGTTGATAGGTTGGCCATCATAGAACACCGCCCATATACCCGAGGCTTCTACGATCTGGTCACACTTATATGTGTCTTTATCCACATACTCTAAAAGGACTTTAGGCTGCGATCTGCTCATTTACCATTTACCACCCTTCATGACCACCTCGATTTTAGGTTCACTGACATTGTTACGCTGATCTAAGAGGATCTTCATGATCTCATCCCTCAGTTCCTTAGCATCGTTGAGCGTGAGGATGACTTCTCTCGCTTGCCTACCCTCCATCAATGCTATCTTATCAATGAACTTCTTTATTTGGGTCATACTGTATTTATGCTATTATTTGCTTCATCTTCTGTCTTGAATGGTCCCAGATAGTCATAACGCTGGATGAAGATGTACTTGGGGCAGAAAACAGTGATATATTCATCATTCTGACGCAGTGCGAACCATCCTGCGACATAATAGCACTTGCTCTTGGCTGTTGTAGTGAATAGATGCAGCTTGCGGCGTATATCTAGTATGCTGTTATAGATACGGTTACCCTTAGTAGGATATACAGCGAAAGAAGGTACAGTAGACTTATCTACTTTACCCAACTTCTCGAACTCGATCAGTTTGGTCTTCTCGATTGCTTTAGTAGAATCATAGTGCTCGATCTTGTCACCTAGTATGACTTCGTATCCACTACCTTCAGCAATCACGTTTCCTACTTTCTTCTCGCCATCAGTCACTACCCAATATTGGTTCTTGACGATAGGTTTAGCTTTTAGATTCATTGTCTTCCTTTGTTAGTTCGCATACTAACAAGAAATGTTCGTATGCATTTTTTACTGCTGGTACATTTAATAACTTGATAGCTTCTTTTGCCATAGCATCTATAGCCTTACCTGCTGCTTCGGCGGCGCTGGGCCACTCTAGCATATGTGCATCTTCTCCAAACTCTTTGATTAGATTCTCCCATGCCTTGCGTTGCCCTTCTGTGATTGGCGCGCGTCTAGGACGTATGTCGCTAGCCTCTCTGATGGCATCGGTTATCGCATCACGTGCCACTTGACCAGCCGCGACCATGGGCGCATAAGCAGGATCGATGTTGTATATACGTATCTGTCCGTTAGTATAGCAATGGATCAGATGTGTTCCGGGTACAGGAAAAGATGAATACGCTTCCGGTACCTCTACGGATACAGGAACGTATCTACGACCACGTTTCTGATAATAGATTTTGTGTTCTATTTCTAGCTTTTTAGTTCTAGCCATACCGCTTCTTTTACCTTTTTCTTAAACTCCTCTTGCTCCCTGCGCATCATGATAGGAGCCATCTCAGTGATATATTTTAACATGACTTCTTTTCCGTGATCAGTGAAATGGCTATAATCATATGCTACCCCATGATAAAAGCATTCACGGTCGCGTAATATAACAAGCATACCTTCATACACTTGTTTGGCGAACATCTCATCCACAGAGATGTCCTTTGTACGGATTATTAAGCCACTTAGCATATGTCTCAGCCTGGTCACTGATCTTAGTAAGTTCATATTTGCCACAGAATTTCATAAAATGCACACCTACCTGCGGTGTAGTATTGATACGGACACTTTGACCGATACTAGCATCCACAGCCTCTTTGATATCATCGGGCTGTGCAGTGAGATCGATGAGGATGCGATTGCGCTCATAGTCATCACGCACACGGTGCTCGACACCATCGTGATCAGACCATCGTTGCAACATCATGTTGTTCCAATTGAAACCCATCTTATTGCGGTCAGCATATGCCTCGATCAATCCTACTTTGTTCTTGCTGCCCTTAGTGCGTACACCGGGATAAGCCGAGAACACGTTGTCAGTACCATCACCGCGCATACACTTCTCGAACAACACGAATTTGGGATCACCGAGCAGTTTGGGTTCTTTAGTTTTCTTGTCAACGATCAATCGACCCTTCTCATCGTGATAACCTTCGAGGGTGATCAGTTGATTACTGATGCCGTTGTATTGATGCACGTTCTCCGCGATCAATTGCACGTAGTCACTATCGCTACTGATGATATAGTGATGATCCTCGGGATGCAGATGGATGAATCGTGCGATGATATCGTCAGCCTCTGCTCGTTCGTGACGGATTACGCTACAGTTGGTCTTCTCACGCAGGAACGTAGTGAACACTTCATACGTCTCCCAGAACATCTCGTTCTCTTCCTTCTCTGCTTGAGTCTGTGCCATAGCATCTACTACGCGATTAGCTTTGTAGGGCTTATAGAAGTCCTTGCGCCAGCTTCGCCCCTCTAAGCAGAATACCACGTGATCGGCACCAAACTTACGTACTACCTGATTGACAGACGCTAGTGTGAGATGAAGGGCCATTCCTATCTTCTCCCAAGTATCGCTGTTTCGGCTAGCGATATGTCGTGCGCGGAAGAATGTGTTTGCAGTATCGATGAGTGCGTACTTCATGTGTACCTTTATATAAGTAGATAATTAGTGCTAAGTATACTACTATTTTGATAGTATGTCAACCTTTAGAAACCCTCAAGATACTTTTCTGGGTACCTGACACAGTTATCCATGAAATTTTTGAGATTCGGACTTTCCAAAGTCAAAGGCAAGTGTTCCTTTTTCACGATATAGATGCTAGGAATATGCTCGATCTTTTTTCGGTAGTATTCTTCTAGCATCTCTAATGTGATCCCTTGTCCCTTCTCGATGTATTCAGTGCTATCGAACCCATTAAATTTAGAGAAATGTTTTTTGAAAAAAGACTTACCATCTTCCTCTAATGTTTCGATAGTGTAACCGAATCCCGGCCGGCTCACACACAAGAAATGGATAGTGGGTATGTTCCCACCTTTACCATATCCACCCAGCCTCGATCCTATATCTTCCGTGATACCCGGTTTCAGATATGTCACACGGCCGATTATCTCGGCTATGTATAACCCCATCAAGTTCATGGCTTGATGATATCTTGCAGGTTCTGATCCAGAGCATGGAACAACGTATAACCTTGTTCGTTATAGTCCTCCATGAACATCTTAGATATGCTAGAAAATTCCCCATCATGCTCATAATACATATAGAGCAACAAAGCCAATGATGCATCAGCCGGCGGCTGCGAGGGAATCTTCTCGCCCGGATATGCATTTTTATACCATTCTTTGTATGTCGATTCAGTCATGGTACGAAACTTTGCTGGCGAACCGGCTACGTTCTTGATGATGTTTCCTAACACAATGACAAACTCTTTGACCTGTTTTTTTGATAGAGATTTTTCCCCCTTGATCTTGTTACGCAGATTGATCATGGGTGATATCTCAAACGAATCTACTGAACGGTCATCCCAATTAAGTTTATGTATAGAACATATCCAGTGAAGTTCTTCCTCGGACACGTCCTTCAATAGATCAGTGCGACTGAATGCTCCCGGTTTGTCCTTATTGACCTCATCCTTCTCATGTATAGGAATGATACCATAAGATTCTAGGATCTCTTGCTGAGTGAAGGCATCTTCATATTTGTCCTCTGTGATCTCGTTAGGACTATCTTGTCGTTTTGCGAGGACGTAGTTCTTCCACTTATCAAAGTGGGCTAGCTTCAACTTATCGTCACCGTTGATACCTAGAAAATGCTCACGTGCGAAAGTAAAACTATTGCATTCTACTACTTGACATTTGACTTTGACATCTAACCAACAATCAGCCGGAACCTCAGGAGAGAAAAATCCCCACTTGGCCCATACACCATACGTGATCGCTGTGTGTTGACCATCGATGATATAATAAAAATATTGGTTCTTGTGCTGGATCTTCAATACGTTGACGTATTGGACTTTTTTCTCGTCATAATCCACAAGAATATTTTTAACATGCTTGTTATTCACAGGACGTTGTACAGCCAATGCGCTCAATAGATGACGCAATGGCAGTTCTTCATATCTAGGTAGCGATGCGTATGATACTTGCTTGTTTTTGACGTTTTTCAGCGCCAGCTTACCTGTAGGACCATCGGTGAATTCGTTAACCAAATCTTCCAATGACTTGGCATCATGTTGGCCTGGTTTACGATCTAAGACGTTCTCGGGCCTATCTGACGCTTTTACTTCGGGTGCTGGCGCTGACCATTCGAATATATCGATGGGAGCCAATAAAGGGTTGATGCTTTTTACAGAGGTTCTCATTTGAACTCCTCAGGTTGATAATGTGCATATTGTATACCCAGATACGACTATTGTCAACCTTTTTTAAAAGGCTTTATAAATCAATGACTTAGCTGACCTCTGAACGACCGTTTCCTATGTCGCGGCTAGTGATAGGCCTCACCTCACGGTTGGTTGGATCCGCTTGCTGCTGCTCATAAATCTCAAGTGCTACATTCCTACATACGTTCTGGAACCAACGATCAACGATCATCACGTCGGTGTCATCTTCCTTGAGTTTGTACCCCGCACGTATCAGATTGATGAGAAACTTATCATTCCAATCAAGATCGAAGGCGCCGGCATGTATGTTATTTGGGTCGACTTCCATTTTGATTATATTGACGTAGGGCTCTCCGGCAGCGGTCGCCTTTTCTTTTTCAGTCAGTACCTTCTCTTTTTTTACTTTAGGCTTGCTGGGCTTGCGTGGTTTTTTGACTTTAGGTTCAGGAGCCTCAGCTTCAGGAAGAACCTGAGCATCATTAGATTTTTTAAATATATCAAATATTCCCATTTACATACCTTTCATATAGTTTGAAACTAGCGAGGTTCTTGCCCTTGCTCTCGCACATGATATCGAAATTGTCGAGGAAAGACAATGCCCAATCATTGACCGCATCGTTCCAGAAGTAGTCGCTGTGCGCCCGTAGTTTTTGTTTCTTGTATCCATTGTTCAAGAGGGATGGAAGATCGGGACGTTGTGTGGGATCGTGCTTGACCAAGCAGTCCTCTCGGCTAACAGAATAATGCATAGTAGGGCGCACGCCACGCCAACTATCCACCACACGCGAAACGCGATCTTCCATCGGAGAGATGTAGTCACCTGAGTGAATCCAATGATGGTGAATATCCATGACAATGGGAACCAGATCGCTGATAGTAAGACAATCATCCAAACCATAACTTATTTCCTCGTTCTCGATAGTGATACAGTTCCGTGCCTCGGGGCTGAGACGCTGATATGCTTTGCGTATACCTTCGGGACCTTGACGACCGCTGATGTGTACATTGATCTTCATGTCCTGAAACGATTTACCATAGCCCATCCATCGAGCCATATCAGTGTGATACTCGAACTCCTGTATGCTCTTATTTACTACGTCAGGGCGGTCACTCGCAAGAACTACGAACTGGTCTGGATGAAAACTGAGGCGTACATTGTGCTTACGTGCAGTCTCACCTAGTGGAGCGAACCAATGCTCTAGTAGATTCTGTATGTGGGGCGACTTCCAGAATGCTACGTAATCCTCATGTGTATAGAAACTAAGCATATCGCTAGTGATACGCAGCATACGCAACGGTTCGGGTAGAGTCGCTACCTTCTTGATGAGACTATGGGTATTCATGATATTGGTCTTAGCAACATCGATGATCTTGTCCTCGACCTTGCTCCGTATATTACGATTAGCCCACGCCATAGTAGTGCCACCAGTGTTCAGTCCCTCGACACTGGATATCTCGCCCTTCTTGTTGATCTCGGCGAACTTACACGCGAAACCGATTCGTTTGATAGTCATTTGTCATACCGGTAGATTGGAAAACACAAGTATATCATCATCTGTATTAATTGTCAACCTTCAACAATTCTTCTATGGTATAGAGGTTTTTCATATAAGGAGAGACGTTCTCCAACACGCTTTTCTCTATATCGCCTGGCCTGCGAGGACCTACTTTAGTAGTTATCTCGATATCGTTCACCCGTTCGAACATCTCTACCATCTCTCTGACTGTGTGACCTACACCATGACCTAGATTCTCTAATCCATTGCTAGGCTTTTCTATCGCAGTACGCAATGCATCGCATATCTCATTGACATGGACATAATCACGGACGCAAGTACCATCCTCGGTATCGTAATCGTCACCAAAGATAGTGAATTCTTTGGTCTCACATGCCTTGATCAGATTATACATCAACCCATCTGGATTAGTGGGTTTGATACCATCGCTTCCTATCACGTTGTAGAATCTGAATGTCGTGTAAGATACACTGTTACGCACACAATACTCCTTCACGCAATCTTCAGCAGCACGTTTGCTGATGCCATATGCGCTCTCACACTTCTCTGCTGCCCCTGTGCTAGCGAATATGAAGTTCTTGGTCTTTATGCTAGACAAGATATTCAATGTACCAGCTAAGTTAGTGTTATAGTATGCGATAGGAATGTTCTGGCTCTCGCCTACATTCACTAGTGCGGCTAGATGTATCACAGTATCGAAAGGTTCTTCGATATTGAAACTAGACCTTATATCTATGTTGTGGAAGTGTGGTACTGGGATCTGTGGATATTGCACATCCAATCCATGCAGATCATATCCATTACCCAACATCTTAGTCAGATGCGATCCTATATAACCTGAGTTACCTGTTATCAATACTTTTTTCATAGACCCTCGAATAGTGCCAGACCAGTCAGTTTTTCTTCTGGTTTGAAGCCAGGATCCTTATGCAGATATGAATCCCTATCAGTATACATCATACTATACTTGTGCCTATTAGTCAACACGCTGCGGACATCATCGATACATATAGTAGTCCTACCTAATTCTTCTATGAAGTCACGATAGCATACATTGGTATGCTTACAGATAGCAGCAGTATTAGAATTAGATTGTTTGGGTTTGAATTCATTGAAACAACTATTCCACTTATGGAACACGGTATCTTCTTTTTGTCGTATATGCGTCAACGAATCGTTTCCATACCAATCTTTTGCTGTAGCGAACCTCTCATACGCACCTAACACATCCGATGCCATATCTTTTTTGTTAGTCTCGAAGAATAGGTGACCTTCGAAGTTTTTAGTCCAGCGTTGATTCTCTAAGCAGAATGTAGGAAGCTGTATGATCTGCTCATAGAAAGCCATACCATAACTCTCTACTGTGCTAGGATTGAAGGCTACCCTAGTACTGGTGATGAAATCTACTTTCTCTTGACCTATGATGCCCACACGGATATCATACTCTACACCGATCTTTTTCAATCGTTCTTCAAACTTCTTAGCACCATTAGCACTAGTCATCACACGTGCAGGTAACTTAGTCTGTGATATCAAGTCCAGATATAGTTCTGGATTCTTGCCTTCTTCCCATCTACCGACAAACAACACACCTTCGCGTGGTTTATGATATTCTTGCAATAAAGCAGTCTCAGAGATAGGAATAGGAAGATGATATGGTTCTTCTCGAAATTGCAATTGATTGAACTTGCTCTGTGTCCCGATAGTGATGCCAGTCTGTTCTAACTGCTTACGCATCATCTCATTCACGCTAGGCAAGAATGGATTCTTGGTATCCTTGAATATCTGACTCTCTAAATGTGTATAGGCTATGATCTGTACGCAATCTTCTAATCCCAATGTCTCTGCTACTTGCACAGTCTCGTATGTGTTACAGACCAATGTGTCATAGATGTTGGTAGTGAACGCTTTGATGATCGCGTTCCTGAAATTAGCCATGCGCTCATAGCAATAACTATCACCGTACATGAAGATTCCACTATGTTTCGTGTATGGCAATGATTCATCTGGGTACACGAAATTAGCACCTAGAGATTTGACAGACTTGATGAATTCGCTATCTTGCGGTTCTTTATCTGTGATGATATCTACCTTGATATTGTGATTGGACATCAACTCTACAAAACTCTTAGCAAACTGACCTATACCACCGTGAGGTATCAATGTCTGATAACTCATCAAGAAACCTATGCGTTTGTTATAGGTTCTCATCGTCTTTCACTTTGCTGGCGCTGAAAGGCCAAGCACTGTTATCTTCGCGTAATTTCTCTATATCTTTATTGAGTTCTTCTATGGTCTTTAGACGCACGTTCTCTTGCAACACAGAACCATTGTCATCGCATAGATCGACTTGGAAAGGTGCATCGATCACTAGATACTCATCTTCAAGCTGCCACTGATGATTACCTTCGAACACCCATGCTGCGCCGCCGCGCCCATACTCATCGTCTGGGTCGCCGTTCAAATAGCATTCTTTGAATTTTTCTTGTTCTTCTTCGGTGATATCATCGCTGAATTCGAACCAGCATGCATGTTGGTCGTCTAGTTCGGCACCCCATCCACAATCTGTTCGAGCATGGGCATAACTAGAATCTGCTGTTGGCAGATTACAAGCCATATCTTCTTCTACGAATCCTTGACCCCAACGATAATGATCATCGATGTTAGCCCAGCTGATAGAATTGTCATCATTCTCGCGGTACAATTCTATGTGCCAGCAGATGCTTTTCTTGTGTAGTGGTTTGATTCGATATACGTTAGCCATCAGCTTTCCTTAG